CTGTTGCCTGTTGCAAGCCGTGTAATACGAGTAAGGGTAATCGCCCACAGGGGCTTTTTTTAGCCAAGACGGCTACCCCCCCTGTCTTTTCAGGCAATATATCCCCGATGCAGTCCAAACCAATGCCAGACAGTCCTTTTACGCTCAAACCTAGTCCGACTCAATGACAACTAAGACCAAAGCTAAACCGCCACTACGAGGGGCAACGCAACCAAGGGTTCATAGCCCACTTCTAAAAGGCAAGTCACGCTCTGGAGAAGTCCTAGAAATGATTGAGCGTCTAAAGATGGACAAGCTCATGCCTTATCAGGAGTTTATCCTTAAACAGATGATGATGGTGGATAAAAAAGAGCAATACAAAGTTAAGACTGCCCTGTTGCTTATTAGTCGTCAGAATGGCAAAAGTCATCTAGGTAGAGTGCGAGTTATCTGGGGCATGTTCTATGGCAACGAGAAGAAGCACATTATCATGTCCTCTAACCGAGCAACTGCCCTTATGACCTTTAGAGAAATTGCTTGGATCATAGAATCGACCCCAGAGTTAAAGGCAATGACTAAGGCAGTGCGATATGCCAATGGTGGTGAGCGAATAGAGCTGCTTAATGGTGCAACCCTTGATTTAGTATCAGATACCAGAGATTCAGCCCGTGGTCGCACAGCTGACTTCTTATGGATTGATGAAGTGCGTGAAATATCCGAGGACGGCTATAAGGCTGCAATTCCAACTACTCGCGCTAGAGCTAATGCTCAGACATTTTTAACTAGCAATGCTGGCGATGCATTCTCAACAGTTTTGAATAATTTGGTCGAGCGCGCCAAGGATTACCCGCCAGAGACTTTTGGCTATTATGAGTATTCTGCGCCACAGTATTGCAAGATAGACATCTCTAAAGATTCATTCTGGCGTGAGGCTGTAGTTCCTAGTAATCCTGCACTTGGTTACACAGTCACCAAAGAATCAATCGAGGAAGCTATCGCAACTGCTCCTATTGAGACTACTCGTACCGAGACTTTGTGCCAGTGGATTGATTCACTTCAAAGTCCGTGGCCTCATGGCGTTCTTGAGGAGACTAGCGATAACACCTTAGAACTGGCAGTTGGGGCTTATACTATATTTGGTTTCGATGTCAGTCCTTCGAGAAGGAATGCATCTTTAGTCGCTGGACAATTACTTCCAGATGGAAGGATTGGCATCGGAATTATGGAGACTTGGACTTCTCAAGTTGCAGTGGATGATCTAAAGATTGCAGCAGCTATAAAAGGCTGGTGCGACCTTTACAGACCGCGCCTAGTTTGTTATGACAAGTATGCGACTCAATCTATAGCCGATAGATTAAAGCAGGCTGGAGTTATGACTGAAGATGTCTCAGGCCAGCAGTTCTATCAGGCATGTGGTGACCTATTGACTGGATTGGTAACTCATAAGGTTGTTCATAATGGTCAGGCAGAATTAGTCCAGCAATTTAATAATTGTGCAGCTAAGGTCAATGACTCAGCTTGGAGAATCATAAAGCGTAAATCCGCAGGCGATATAAGTGCCATTATTGGAGTTGCAATGACTGTCAGCAAGTTAATGCTCCCAGCACCTAAACCTCAGATTTATACCTAGACACACCTTGGGTGGTATGTCAAATACTTGACATGTGCTACCATTTATGTCTATGGGTCGCATCTTGCAAACATTCGGTCTCCAGACTAAGCCTTTATTAGAAGCTCAGTCTGCCCCTCAAGTTCTTGGTGAGTATTCACCTTATGCAATGCCATTTGCTTATGCTTATGTTGGCAGAACAGAAGCCATCTCCGTACCAGCATTACAAAGATGTCGCAATTTATTGGCGGGAACAATCGGCGCAATTCCGATGGAGCTTTACAAAAAATCTACTAACGAAGCGATTGGCTCTCCAGCATGGATTGAGCAACCTTCTTATTCACAGCCACGATCTGTAACGATTGCATGGACTGTTGATTCACTTTTATTTTATGGCCAAGCATTTTGGAAAGTTGTTGAAGTTTATGCAGAAGATGGCCGACCATCTCGCTTTGAGTGGATTGCTAATAGTCGAGTAACTGCAACACTGGATGCAACTAATACTTTTGTAAGAGCTTATGCAGTTGATGGCACAACATTGCCAATGGACGGCTTAGGAAGTTTAATTACTTTCCAATCACTTAACGATGGCATTCTTAACACTGGTGGTCAAACTATCCGCGCTGCTATCGATGTTCAAAAGGCAGCAGCGATTGCAGCAGCTACTCCAATGCCTACTGGCATTTTGCGCAATAATGGTGCAGACCTTGATCCTAAAGAAGTCTCTGGATTATTAGCAGCTTTCAAGAGCGCAAGAAATAATCGCTCCACTGCTTACTTGACTTCTACTCTTGAGTATGTTCCTACAGCATTTTCTCCTAAAGATATGATGTACGGGGAAGCAATTTTTAATTTGGCCACGGAATGCGCCCGTCTTTGCAATGTGCCTGCTTATTATGTTTCAGCAGACCAGAACAACTCTATGACTTATGCCAATGTGCAGGATGAGCGCAAGCAATTCCTTACACTATCTCTACAGCCATTTATTACAGCGATTGAAGATCGCTTGTCTATGGATGATATTACTGCTCGAGGCAATGTAGTAAAGTTTGATATTGATAAGAACTTCTTGCGCACTGACCCAATGCAAGAGTTAGCAGTAATTGAGAAACTGCTTAGCCTTAATCTAATTACGCAAGAACAAGCTATGGGAATGACTGATCTAACACCTAATGGAAGTCAAGGTATGCAATGAACCAAGTAATCACCTTCTCAGCTGAACTAACAGCTGACTCAGCAAGTCGCACCATCTCAGGCAAGATTGTGCCTCTTAATGTAGAAGCAGGCTCAACTAATATGGGCAAAGTAATCTTCCAGTCTGGCTCTATTGAGATTCCAGACCCTAAAGCAATCAAGTTACTAAGCCAACACGATAACAAGAAGCCTCTAGGTCGCATGGTCTCATTTAGTGAGTCAGAAGATGCAATCCATGCAGTGTTCTCTGTCTCTCGCTCACAGCGCGGTACAGAAGCTTTGATTCTTGCTGAGGAAGGGCTACAAAGTGGCCTTAGTATCGGTGCAGAAGTCCTCAAGTCTAAGATCAAAGATGGTGTGACTTATGTGTCCGCTGCTCGCTTGGTCGAAACAAGTTTAGTAACAGAGCCAGCATTTAAGTCAGCTCAAGTTACTGATATTGCAGCAGAAGAATCTGCTGTAGAAGAAGAAACCCTACCAACAGAAAGCGAGACAGCCATCGTGGAACAAACCACTTCAGCAGTCGAAGCAACACCAGTTGAAGCACCAGCGGTTGAAGCTGCTCGCCCAACTGTTTCAGCAGCATATTTTACAAAGCCACGCATTGAAATCACTGCAGCTAAGTATGCTGAAAACACAATCCGCGCAGCACTAGGTGACGAAGATGCTCGCCAGTACCTACGCGCAGCAGATGACACAACAGATAACGCTGGTCTAGTACCAACACGCCAGTTGTCAGAAATCATCAACCCACTCGGTACAACAATCCGTCCTTCAATCGAAGCAATCTCTCGTGGAGTATTGCCAGACGCAGGTATGACTTTCGAGATTCCAAAGATTACAGCAATGCCAACTGTTGCAGTAACAGCAGAAAACGCAGCATTCTCTGACACAGATCAGACATCAGCTTACCTATCAGTAGATGTAAAGAAGTATGCAGGACAGCAGACATTCTCTGTTGAATTGCTAGATCGTACATCTCCAGCATTCTTTGATGAGCTAGTGCGCAACATGGGCGCAGCGTACGCTAAGGCCACAGATGCCGCTGTCAATGCCGCGATTATCACAGGTGCATCACTAGATGCAACAACAACAACAACATATCCAACAGCAGCAGAACTTCTCGGAGTTGTTGCTCGTGGTGCAGCTTCTGTCTATAACGCAACACTTGGATTGCCAAATCCATTTGCTCGCAACATGATTGTTAATACAGCACAGTGGTCAAACATCATGACACTCAACGATGCTGGTCGCCCAATCTACACAGCATCACAGCCACAAAATGCTGGCGGACTTGTAACACCAACAGCACTACAAGGTAATGTTGCAGGACTTAACTTGTTCGTAACTCCTAACACAGCTTCTGGTACAGACACAGATGGTTCAATCCTCATTGTCAATCCAGATGCATACACATGGTACGAGTCACCTAACTATCGCCTACGCGCTGAATCTACAGCAGCAGGTTCAATCACAATCGGCTACTACGGCTTTGGAGCAATCGCTACTAAGGTCGGAGCAGGCGCATTTAAGAACAACAAGGCGTAAGCCACACTAAGTCGCTCTGGGGGTCAGTAGCCCTCTGATCCCCAGAGTCTTTAGAAAGGAATGGGATGTCGCTTACAACAGTCGCAGAACTCCGCACAACTCTCGGAGTCGGTACTTTGTATCCAGACGCAACCCTTCAAGAAGTCTGTGATGCTTCAGATACAGTCCTTATTCCAATGCTTGCAGTCAATACAGCATTTGCGACAGCGCATTCTAAGACAACTACAACTGCCACACTTTACTTTGATGATCCACAGCCATTTATTGTTGGAGACTCAGTAGTTATTACTAACTCAGGCACAGCATGGAATGGCACAAAAACATTAACAGCAGTCGGTACTTATACAATTACTTACGCAATAAGTGCAGCAACTGCAACAGCTAAAAATAAAATTGCTCCTGCTGGCACAGTCACAGGTGATATAACAACTGACTGGACAACTGATACAGCAGTGCAGAACGCAGCTTTGATGATCGCTGTTGATATATGGCAGGCCAGAACCGCTACCCTTTCAGGTTCTAACCTTGTCGATTTCCAGCCTTCCCCTTATCGAATGAGCGCACAGCTTCTCGCTAAGGTGCGAGGATTGATAGCCCACGCACTAGACCCACGCTCGATGGTGGGATAATGACAGTTGCTCTTACTACACTCAGAACGACACTTGCCACAGCTCTAGTCGATAACACAAAATGGCAGACCTTTGCTTTTCCTCCTGCCACAGTCTTGGCCAACTCAGTTATAGTCAGCCCAGCAGAGGAATACATCACTCCAAGCAATAACGCTCGCAACACAGTAAGCCCACTGGCTAACTTTAAGATTATTATTACAACACCTTTATTTGATAATGAGGGTAATTTAAACGGCATAGAAGATTTTGTAGTCAGAGTGTTTAACCTTCTTGCTGCATCTACTTTGACATATAATGTAAGCGCAATAAGCGCACCTAGCCTTCTCAATGCTGCTTCGGGAGACCTACTCAGTTGCGAGATGTCCGTATCAATCCTAACAAGTTGGAGCTAACATGTCACTAACACCAGAGGATTTGGCCTTCTTGAAAAAGATTGGTCAAGTCAGCGAATCAGCACCAAAGCCAGTATCAACCAAGAAAGATGAGGAATAATCAATGGCAATTTTCTTAAACAATAAAGTAGGCTTTAAGGTTGCCACAATCAATCTTTCAGACCATGTAACTGCTTTCTCACTTGCTCGCCAAGTAGATGCTCTAGAAGTAACAGCGATGGGCGATACAGCTCATAAGTTCGTTGCAGGCCTAGCAGCAGACACAATCACAGTTTCATTCCTAAACGACACAGCAGCAGCGAATGTTCTTGCAACACTTCAAGCTGCTTTTGGCACAACTGTTGCATGGCAGGCAATTCAGGTCTCTGATGCTGCTGTATCAGCAACTAACCAGCTTTACTCAGGTACAATCTTTGTAGATAACCTAACTGACATCAATGGCGCAGTCGGCGATGAAGGTATGATCGATATTACATTTACATGTAACAGCAAGACAACACTTGCTTCTACAGGTACTTGGTCATAATCAACTAACTAAACAAAGGGGCTAATCATGGCAAAGCTAAAAATCGTTCGTAATGATGGAAGTGAGTTAATCGGTGAGATTACGCCTAGCGTAGAATACTCATTTGAATTACATCACAAAAAAGGGTTTCATCGTAGTTTTCGTGAAGACGAAATGCAAAGTATGGTTTATTGGCTTGCTTGGGAAGTGACTCGCAGATCGGGTGAGACTGTGAAACCATTTTCTATTGAGTTCGTTGATACGCTAAAAAGCGTGGAAGTGTTGGACTCAGACCCTTTAGCTTAAAGCGCGATCAACCCTTCACCTATCTAATTGCTAGGCTAAGCATTAGGTTGGGAATCGCGCCACAACAGTTAATAGACTTAGACCCAATAATGCTCCAAGCCTTGTTGCAGGGTCTCAAAGATGAACAAAAGGAGATTAAAGATGCCAGTTCTAGAACTACAAGGCAACGCTGATCTCCGTAAAGCATTGCGTCGTTTTGCTCCAGATTTGGAAAAAGCATTACGCATTGAATTAAAAAATGCTTTATCTCCTATTGCTAGACAGGCTAAAGGTTTTGTTCCTGCTTCGTCACCTTTAAGTGGTTGGGCTGATCGTGCATTTAATGAAGGCTCTTTTCCAACATATTCTGCTGCAACTATTAAATCTAAAATTGGTTACAGCACGACTCCAGGAAAACCTAATTCTAAAGGTTTTACTTCTATGGCTTCTATCTTTAACAATTCTAGAGCTGGCGCAATCTATGAGGGTGCTGGTCGAGCCAATCCTCAAGGCCAACCTTGGGTAGGGCCAAAAGGTCCAGCAGGCAAAAGATATTCTCATTCTCGGAACCCTCAAGCTGGTGCGCAATTTATCAATGCATTACCACCACTTACAGGAAGTCTAAAAGGTCGTGGTCGTTTAATCTTTAAGGCATGGTCTCAAAACCAAGGTAAAGCAGAAGGTGCAGTTATGAAAGCAATTTCTAAAGCATCAGCAGAACTGCAATCACGCAGTAAATCTGGAAGTTTGAGGAAGGCTGCATGAACATCTTTGAACAGATTAAAATTGGCTCCTCATTTGATGCCAAAGGATTCAAACAAGCTATATCAGCAACTCAGAAATTAGACAAAGCTGGAAAGAATCTTGGTCGCACTTTAGCTAGAACCCTTGGCACAGCTGCTGTTCTTGCATATAGCAAGGCATCGGTTAAAGCTTATGTCGAAGATGAGAATGCTGCTAGATCACTAGGGCAGACTCTTAAAAATCTTGGCCTTGCTTATGGAAGCAATGCTGGCACAGTCAATGGTTACATTTCAAGACTTGAAGCACAGACAGGTGTTCTTGACGATGAACTTCGTCCAGCTATGGATAGGTTGCTTCGTGCTACTTCATCAATTACAAAAGCGCAAGAGCTTTTAGGATTAGCATTAGACATTTCAGCAGGTACAGGTAAAGACCTTACATCTGTTACACAGGCATTACAGAAGGCTTATCTTGGTAATACTGCATCTCTTAGCAAATTAGGCGTTGGTCTTAGCAAGGCAGAATTAACATCATCCTCTTTTGCAGATATTCAAGCAAAACTTACTTTATTATTTGCAGGTCAATCATCTAGCGCAGCTGAGTCTTATGCTGGTCAGTTAGACAAACTTACAGTTGCAGCTAATAATGCTAAAGAAACAATTGGCAAAGGATTAGTCGATGCCTTAGTGGCTATTGGTGGCACTGGCACATCTGGCGGAGCAGTTGCTGGGATTGACAAATTAGCAACTGGCATTGCTGACACACTTAAAAATGTGGGTGGGTTGATTGATAAGCTCAAAGAACTAAAGCCTGTCTTATTTGCCATTGGTGCAGCAGCAGCAATTTACTTTGCTCCAATTACAACTGCAATTGTAGGAGCCATCTATCTTCTTGGTCAATTTAACAAGTTACTAGATAAAAGTTTATTTAAGCAAGGCATAATTCCTGGAGGCATGGGAAACATCTCCATGACTACTGGTAGCCAAGATACTCAAAGAGCTGACAAAATTGCAGCAGATAAAGCAGCAGCTAAGAGTGCAGCAGCCATAGCAAAATCAGCCAAAGAAGCAGCAGCAGCTCAAGCAAAGATCACTAAAGATAAAAAACTTGGCATTGCCATTGATAAAGCTAATTTAGCTCTTGGAAAGGGAACCAATCTCTTTGATCTTGATGCCATCCAAATCAATGCAGCTTTAATCAATCAAGCTGAGCAATTAGGCAAAGTTACTAATGCAGCTCAACTCCTTTCAATTACAACTGACATTGCTCGCCTAAAGATTAAACAAGATATTGCCAACCTTGAAGACGCCATTGCATCTAAGGATGAAGCCCGCATTACTGCTGCAACAAATCAACTTAATAAAGACTTGTTAATTTACAGTGCTTTAAGCAATCAGAACCTTAAACTGGCTGATATTAAATCAATCCTAGATTCTCTATTGCCTAAAGATTTAATCAATCAGGCTAATCTTGATGCTGCTTTGGCAAAGATTAAAGAAATGCTAGCTCTATTAGCTCAGGTTACTGGAACTAATACCACAACTAAAAAAGTAATTCCGCCTAGTGGTGGTGGCGCACTTTCAACAGTTGAGCAAGTTGCAGCAATTACTGCTAAGTTACCAGCAAGTGTGAGCGCATCTGATTGGTTTAGCACTTTAACACCAAATGAGAAGGCACAACTTGGTGGTTATGTGCCATTCTTGGGCGCAAACATCCCATCGAGTATGCCAGAGTCGTCCTTTGGATCAGGAGCAGGATTAGGCAATAACGGCTCAGGCCGACAGATTCCTGTGCAGGCTAATTACACAGTCAATGTATATGCTGGCACAATTGCTAATCCAGATGAATTATCAGGACTTATCCAAGACACAATTATTAGGCTCAACAAGCAGGGAGACTACTTAACTACTGCTGGAGCATTATGACTCGGCCAGTAATCAATGTAATTATTAACTTTTCTACTGGAGCAACCTTTGGCAACCCATTTATCTTAGATCAATCTCAACTGGGTAGCCTTGATGTATTGGCAGATTCCACAGCTCTTATTGTGGATGTTTCAGATTTAGTCGATTCAATTGTAACCAACCGAGGCCGACAGTTATCAGCTGAGCAATTTAATACTGGCACTGCATCTGTTCGCATTCTTGACCAGACAGGCGCGTTCAATCCACAGAACCCTGCCAGTCCGTATTACACATACTTGAGCCCTATGCGCAAGATTGCTATTACTGCAACCTACTTGGGAGTAACTTACCCAATCTATGCAGGCTACATTACTGCCTACAACACCAGCACTCCTAAGTTCACTGGTGACTTGGTCTATACAACTATCACAGCTGTAGATGGATTCCGTCTATTCCAGAACGCTCAGTTCTTTGGAGTCACGGGAGCAACAGCAGGTGAGACTACTGGCTCACGAATGACCAAGATTCTAGACACAATCGGCTGGCCTGCATCTATGCGTGATATTGACACAGGACAGACCACAGTGCAGGCAGACCCTGGAACTCAAAGAACAGCTCTTTCAGCTATGCAGACAGTAGCCACTACGGAATATGGTGCTGTATACATGGGGGCAGACGGCAAGGCAGTTTTCCAAGATCGTGCGGTCACTGCTGGCTCTATTGGTGGCACACCTACAGTGTTTAATGATGATGGCACTGGCATTGGGTACTTTGATGTCAAGTGGGTCTTTGATGATACTCAAATCTATAACCTAGCAACAGTTACCCGTACTGGTGGCTCAGTCCAGACAGTCTCAGATGCCGCTTCTATTGCTCAGTATTTTACCCACTCCTATAACCAATCTGGCTTATTAATGGAAACAGATGTCGTAGCTCTACAATACGCTCAGGCATTTGTGGCTTCTCGCAAAGACACAGTAGTAAGAGTGGATAGCCTTACCCTTGATTTACAGCAAGATAACTATGATGCTGGCACTATTGCAGGCCTTGGATTGGACTTCTTTGATCCAATTACTGTGACTACTTCACAACCTTCTAATACAACCCTCACAAAGACTCAGCAGGTCTTTGGAGTGGCCATGCAAATCAGACCAGATTCATGGAAAGTCAATTTCACCACAGCAGAACCAATAATCGATGCATTCATTCTAGATTCAATACAATACGGTATCCTTGGGGTATCGTCTTTTAGTTACTAAGGAGCAACAATGGCAGCTGGATTCCCGACTAAGGCAAACTTCGCCACAGGCGATGTCTTGTCTGCAACCAATATGAATGATCTTGCAGGTACAGTCAATCTTATTAACCCTAGTGCTAAGGGAGATTTATATGTAGGTTCAGCAGCAAATACCTACACCAAATTATCTGTAGGAACTTCAGCGCAGGTATTGACAGTTGATAGTACAACTGCAACTGGCTTAAAGTGGGCAGCAGCTAGCGGTGCTACATCTGGGCCAGCATTTGCAGTAAGAAGTGCGACAGAACAAACAATTTCAGCAGGTACTGCTACCAAAGTAACTTTTGGAACAGAAGATTTTGATACTGCTGGTAATTTTGCATCAAGCCGATTTACTCCAACAACGGCAGGTTATTATCAGGTAAATGCTTCTATCAATATGAGTTCTAACGGCGCGGGCGAGTTTTATGGTTATTTCTATAAAAATGGCGCAAACACTCTGCGCTATTCAGCCTCAGCAAGTGCACTTACTATGTTTAATGCGGCAGGTGGAATGGTTGTTGCTATGAATGGCTCAACAGATTATTTAGAGGTTTATGCAACTATAAGTAATACAGGCAATCCGCGTATTGACTCAGGCAGCGGACAAACCGCATTTTCTGGCGTATGGATAAGAGGACTATAATGACACTTTACGAAAAAATTATTGCTGCGTATCCTGAATTGGACGGCACAAAATCTTTTACAGACGGCACTATTGCATTACAAAATGACGGTGACGGCGATTACATTCTTGCTTGGAATTACACAAAACCAATTCCTGCTGGATTAAAACTAGGCAAGTGAAGCCAAAACTTTCTAAAGCTGCAATCCAATTAAGAGAGCAGATTGATGATTCCTTCTCGGATCGTGACAGAGCAAGTGACGGCTGGCTCGGTGATAGCCGACACGCTTCTCGCAAGTCTGATCATAATCCAGATGAGCAAGGCTGGGTTCGTGCCATTGACATTGACGCAGACTTATTCGGTGCAGGAGTCAAACCGCATATCATGCCAGACCTTGCGGATCAGCTTCGAATCAGTTGTAAGTCTAAGGCAGAGAAGCGCATCTCGTACATTATATTTAACGGCAGGATTGCGTCTCCCGTCCTTAACTGGAAGTGGCGCAACTACACAGGGGCTAACAAACACACTCACCACATGCATGTTAGCTTTAAGAAAGAAGCTGACTTACTGGGTGAGTTTTATTCGATACCTATGTTAGGCGGAAACTAATGAACATGAAGAATCCTTACATCCTTACTGCTGGAGCATTCTTATCTGCATGGGCTGCATCTAATTTTGCACTTGATTATCGTGCAGTTCTTTGGGCTGTGCTGGCTGGTGTCTTTGGATACGCGACTCCTAAAAAGTGACACAGTCCGACTTCTTCACGCTATACCTAGGCACACTGGCAATAGTCGGTGGCCTGTCTGGGTATGTCATTACGCATCTTTTGTCTGAGATTAAAAGACTCAACACACGAGTCGATGAAATCTATAACATCCTATTAGACAGGTAACATTCTGCCATGGCAAGAAAAGCAACTAAGGCTTTAGAGGATCAAGGTTACTCAGCTCTCGATGCTTACTGCATTGGGATTTATGAGTATTACAAATCTTTAAGGCGAGCAGGCTTTTCGGATGCTATTGCTCTGTTTATGATTTCAGAGCCATCATCTTATCCAGCATGGATATTGCCTAACCCTGTCGATCCAGAGAAGTTCGGCAACTACGAAGATGAGGACGATGACTAAAGCCCGCTATCTTGTTATATCGGATTTACAAATCCCATACCATCATGAGCAAGCTGTTAAGAATCTTATCAAGTTAGTAAAGCGAGAGAAGTTTGATCTCATCCTAAACACTGGGGATGAGCTTGATATGCAGAGCCAGTCTCGCTGGGCGCAGGGAACTAAACTTGAGTGGGAAGGTACGCTAGATGCTGACAGAAGCCTTGCGCAGGATATTCTCTATGAACTCGGCACAACAGATGTCACTCGGAGCAATCACACAGACAGGCTCTACCACACATTATTACGCGCACCTAGCCTCATCGGCCTGCCAGAACTGGAGTACGCAAAGTTTATGGACTTCGCTGGACTCGGAATCCGCTTCCATAAAAGACCATTCGAGTTTCATAAGGGATGGGTCTTAGTTCATGGCGACGAAGGATCAATGAACTCCAACGCTGGACTCACAGCTCTTGGGCTGGCTAAGAAGTTCGGCAAGTCTGTGGTCTGTGGTCACACTCACAGGGCAGGCATTAGTGCCTTCACAGAGGGCATAGGAGCTTCATACAGGACTCTTTGGGGCTTAGAGGCAGGAAATGTCATGGACAAAAAGAAAGCCTCTTATCTCAAGGCTGGAGCTGCTAATTGGCAAATGAGCGTGGCAGTCATAGAGACGCATGGAGACCATGTTTCACCCATGCTAGTGCCTATAAACAAGGATGGGTCATTTACCCTATATGGACGACTTTACGCTTGATGTAGTTCGCACGATTGACACCATGATTGACGAGGGAGAATTGTTACCATTTCGTTATCTAAATGTCCGTTAATTAGTCTGGACTCTATGCGACACTAATCCTGTAAGCCAGACGAGGGCGCTGGATGCAGATAGGTACAAAGATGAGCAATAATGACAAGCTATTAATCATCTGCCTTATAGGGGCAGGTATTAGCTTTATAGTTTATGCAGTTTCAGCATATAAAGAAGCCTATGAACGCGGACACCGCGATGGCTGGCATAAGGGCAGAGCAGTCAATCGCTCAGAGTTCTGGTCAGAATGAAACATGGAGAAATACTTAGTTCTGCCACTGATCTATACAAGGACAGAGGACTCGCTTACGGCCACCCAAGTGACAATATGGCGCGAGCAGCAAGACTTATCAGTGCCTACCTTGAAATGCCAGTGGAAGATTACCAAGTTGCAGTTATCTTATCGCTGGTCAAAATCGCAAGGACAATCGAAGATGGATCAAGAGTCGATTCATGGATTGATGGAGCCAGTTATCTAGCTATTGCTGGACAACTACAGACAGAGGAGAATGAACTCTATGTTTAACTTAGCCGATTATGAACCAGTGGAGGTTCGACTTGAAAAGTTTATTAAGGATTATCCAGATTTCCGTATTAGCACTGAGTTGGAAGTTGTGGAAGCGAGTCGATATATTGTTAAGGCTTATCTCTTTAAGACTGGCCAAGATAGCATCGCATGGGCAACAGGGTACGCTGAAGAAACGGTTAGCACTCGCGGGGTCAATCAAACTTCTGCACTGGAGAATTGCGAGACATCTGCTATTGGCAGAGCGCTTGCAAATGCGGGTTATGCTCCTAAAGGAAAGCGCCCTTCTCGAGAAGAAATGAGCAAGGTCGCACCTAATCATCCAGCTCTCAAAGTGGTAAAGCAGGAAGTAAAGCCAGCACCACAGGACATTAAAGAGGGTGACACTGATTACTGGACTACACCTATGGGATCATCTGTTAAGACCACACTAGCTCCAGTCACGCTAGAGACTGCAATGGCAACAGTTACAGAGATTCTAGGTACGGCAGAAGCTATGGATGCACCTAGTTGCAATCATGGCCACATGGAATGGCGCACTGGTCATTCTGCTAAGACTGGTAAAGACTGGGCTGGATTCTTCTGTGCCACTAAGGGTCAAATTGGTGGGATGGATAAGTGTCCAACGCATTGGTATAACTTGAGCAGCTCAGGCAAATGGGAAGCTCAGAAGGCGAGGGTATAATGGGGTATATTGAAGTTCATACACCTTACGGCTGGGTTAATCTTGATGATGTACCACTAGTCAATGAGATTCCATGTCAGTTATGTAATGCACCTACAATGATTCACGATTTAACATTCACAGTGGCTCAAGATGGCCTAATTAAGCCTTCAGCTACATGGCAATGCAGTAAGTGCAAGGCAGTCAATGGATAAGGAAACGCTTCTTATGGTATTGACACTAGCTCTATTCATTGGCGGGGTTGCAATGGGTTACATGGCTGGGTTATCTCATTAGTCAGCATAGGAAACACAGAGGTTTCCGCACAGAGCGCGTGGTCGCACAGTACCTATCGACTGTATGGCCATTCGCTAGTGTGGGAAGGGGGAATGGTAAAGATATTCAGTCTGTGCCTTTTGACTGTGAAGTCAAGGCAAGGGCTGGATTTCAACCAAAGGCAGTCTTGGAGCAGATTCGTAAGCGCACAGCTCTTTCGGGGGAATTGGGCTTTGCGGTACTTCGTCTCAATGGACAGGGCGAGAATGCAGCGGAATATGCCTGCATCATCCAGCTCCAAGACTTGCTTCCACTTCTAGAATTAAAGTATGGTCACTTAAACACTAAACCGACTGAAGCAGACATTGTCAGATGTGATGGCTGTGGATCATGGATGATTGGGGAATGTAAAACATGCCAGCCTACGATTACAAATGTGAAAGATGCGGATTAAAGAATGAGCTGCATCATGGCTGGCACGATAAACCAACAGTTCTATGCACTTATTGCAATGAACCTATGAGCAAAGTGATTAGCCCAGTAGGGGCAATCTTCAAGGGAACTGGATGGGGCAAAGATAAGTAGTTACTCACAATCTGTGGATAACCTGCCATAAAACATAACAGTTACGCATAGTTAGGACACGAGTTATGCACATCATTGACACGCATGGTACGCTAACGGCGCAGAGCCTCTCAAAGGCTCACCGCAAGCCCTATCAGGGCGTAGCTTGCGGGGTGCTAGTAGCTATTGGGATAGCTCTATTGCTATTACCAGTAGCAGGCAGCTCTGAACCAGTGCAACAAAAGACTTACATTGATTACAAGACTTATTCTCTCTATCTATTAGACTTTAATTATAAAGAATATAACTGCTTATTAAAGTTATATGGTAAAGAATCAGCATGGAATCCAGATGCTGTTAATGGATCACATCATGGTATTCCTCAAGGTAGAAGTGAATGGCTTGCAACACAGGATGGTTGGTCTCAGGTACGATGGGGTCTCAGCTATATTGGTAACAGGTATGGTGAGCCATGCATTGCATTAGATCATTGGAGTAAGTACGGATGGCACTAAGAGACCCTAGCCATAGAGAGCTAGGACTACAGAAGTGGAAAGACCAGCGCTTAAGAGTGTTGAAGCGCGATTCTTGGATTTGTGCGTATTGCTCAGGCGAAGCCACACAGGTGGATCATGTGATTAGTCGCAAGGATGGTGGAAGCCATGACCTTGATAACTTAGTTGCCTGCTGTGCCCCATGCAATAGCAAGAAGGGTGCGCTCAATGAGGGGGTTTTTTTAGGTAAGACCTCTACCCCCCCTGTCTTTTCAGGGCGTATCTACCCGATGGAGTCCAAACCGATGCCGGACAGTCCTTTTACGCTTAAACCTAGTCCGAGTCAATGACAACTAAGACCAAAAAGACCCAGCCGTTACGAGGGGCAACGCAACCGAGGGTTCATAGCCCACTTCTCAAGGGCAAGTCCAGAGCTGGTGAAGTCTTAGAGATGGTTGAGCGCCTAAAGATGGACAAGCTCATGCCATATCAGGAGTTCGTTCTCAAGCAGATGATGATGGTGGATAAGAAAGACCAGTATCGAGTCAAGACTGCCCTGTTGCTGATTTCAAGACAGAATGGCAAGTCTCACTTAGGCAGAGTGCGTGTTATCTGGGGCATGTTCTATGGCAACGAGAAGAAGCACATCATCATGTCCTCTAACCGAGCAACTGCCCTTATGACCTTTAGAGAAATCGCATGGATCATAGAATCGACTCCAGAACTCAAGGCCTTGACTAAAGCAGTCCGATATGCCAACGGTGGGGAACGAATAGAGCTGCTCAATGGTGCAACCCTTGATTTAGTCTCAGATACCAGAGATTCAGCGCGTGGTCGTACTGCTGACTTCTTATGGATCGATGAAGTGCGTGAAATCTCTGAAGATGGATATAAGGCTGCTATCCCTACGACTCGCGCTAGAGCTAATGCCCAGACATTTTTAACCAGCAATGCAGGTGATGCATTCTCAACCGTCTTGAATAATTTAGTCGAGCGCGCCAAAGATTATCCACCAGAGACCTTTGGTTACTATGAGTATTCTGCTCCACAGTATTGCAAGATAGACATAACCTCAGATTCCTTCTGGCGAGAAGCTGTAGCACCTAGTAATCCTGCTTTGGGTTACACAGTCACTAGAGAATCAATCGAGGAAGCAATAGCAACTGCTCCGATTGAAACTACTCGCACTGAGACTTTGTGCCAATGGATTGATTCTCTACAAAGTCCGTGGCCACACGGCGTTCTTGAGGAGACTAGCGATAACACCTTAGAACTGACAGTTGGGGCATATACTATATTTGGTTTCGATGTCAGTCCTTCGAGAAGGAATGCATCTTTAGTCGCTGGACAATTACTTCCAGATGGAAGGATTGGCATCGGGATCATGGAGACTTGGAGTTCTCAGGTTGCAGTTGATGATCTAAAAATTGCAGCTGCCATCAAAGGCTGGTGCGACCTTTACAGACCGCGTCTAGTCTGCTACGACAAGTACGCGACTCAATCTATAGCCGATAGATTAAAGCAGGCTGGAGTTATGACTGAGGATGTCTCAGGCCAGCAGTTCTATCAGGCATGTGGAGATTTGCTCACTGGATTGGTCACGCATAAGGTCGTTCATAATGGTCAAGTCGAACTTGTCCAACAATTCAATAATTGTGCAGCTAAGGTCAATGACTCAGCTTGGAGAATCATAAAACGCAAATCTGCCGGAGACATAAGCGCCATTATTGGAGTTGCAATGGCAGTAAGCAAGTTAATGCTTCCAGCCCCTAAGCCACAGATTATTACCTAGACACACCTTAGGTGGTATGTCAAATACTTGACATGTGCTACCATTTATGTCTATGGGTCGCATCTTGCAAACATTCGGTCTCCAGTCTAAGCCTCTATTAGAAGCTCAGTCTGCTCCTCAAGTTCTTGGTGAATATTCACCTTATGCCATGCCGTTTCAATATGCTTTTGTTAGCAGAGAAGATGCTCTTAGCGTACCTGCATTAATGAGATGCCGTAATCTTTTAGCCGGAACTATTGGAGCAATTCCTTTAGAGCTTTACAAAAAATCAACTAATGAAGAACTTGGCTCACCTGCATGGTTAGAGCAACCTTCTTATTCACAGCCACGATCTGTGACTATTGCATATACCGTGGAATCGTTGCTCCTATATTCGCAGGCCTTCTGGAAATGCGTTGAGATTTATTCCGAGGACGGCAGGCCGAGCAGGTTTGAATGGATTGCCAATAATCGCGTAACTGCAACACTTGATAGCACTAACACATTTGTAAAATCTTATGCAGTTGATGGAATGACATTACCAATGGACGGCTTGGGAAGTTTAATCACATTCCAGAGCCTTCTTCCTGGAATCTTAACTACCGGCATTCAAACAATCCGCGCAGCTATTGATGTGCAAAAAGCGGCAGCGGTCTCAGCTTCTCAACCAATGCCGACTGGCATACTTCGGAACAATGGCGCTGACCTTGATCCTAAAGAAGTTTCTGGATTATTAGCAGCTTTCAAAAGCGCAAGAAATAATCGCTCTACTGCTTATTTGACTTCTACTCTCGAATATGTTCCGGTTCAATTTTCACCTAAAGACATGATGTATGGTGAAGCAATTCAAAATCTTGCAACTGAAATTGCTCGCTTGTGCAATGTTCCAGCAATTTATGTATCTGCTGACCAGAACTCAAGTTACACATACAACAATGTTCAAGACGAGAGAAAACAATTTCTTCAGCTATCTTTGCAGCCTTTTATCTCAGCTATTGAGGACAGGCTCAGCATGGATGATGTAACGGCTCGTGGAAATGTGGTCAAGTTTGATATTGACAAAAACTTCTTGCGCACTGACCCAATGCAAGAACTAGCAGTAATTGAAAAACTACTTAGCCTTAATCTGATTACCACAGAGCAGGCAATGGAAATGACTGATCTAACACCTAATGGAAGTCAAGGTATGGAATGAATCAAGTAATCACTTTTTCAGCTGAATTAACAGCTGACTCAGCAAGTCGCACTATCTCAGGAAAGATTGTGCCTCTCAATGTTGAAGCAGGCTCAACAAATATGGGCAAAGTTATCTTTGCTTCTGGCTCTATTGAGATTCAAGACCCTAAAGCAATTAAGCTACTGAGCCAGCATGATAACAAGAAACCTCTAGGTCGCATGGTCTCTTTCAGCGAATCAGAAGATGCAATTCACGCAGTGTTCTCTGTTAGCCGCTCTCAGCGCGGTACAGAAGCCCTTATCCTTGCAGAAGAAGGTTTGCAATCAGGATTGA